CTTTCTTCAATGTGGAGCGCCTGCGTATCGCGACTGACAGGTATGTTGTGGTCTACTCCGCGTTTGCTTTCGCGCGTTGGTCGTGGACGCGTGCGTTGATGGAGGCCCTTGAAGGCCCCTCCGCCGCCGTCCGCCTTGCTCCCGTCAAGAGCGAGTGGACGACCATCACGCTGGCTAGCGCCGCTGGAATTCGCTACTCTGTTGGTCGGGTAGGCGAGTTCGCGTGCGCCACTGTCGAACCTGACGTAGTCGCGTCCATGAGGGCTCATCGTTCCTCACTTGTGCAAGCGACGCTCATGAATTCGTACGGCATTGAGAGGACTGACGCATCTGTTCTGGTGCGTTGGTCGGATGACGGTTACCCACTCACAGGGGAGATCGTCCAAAATTCCACTCAACGCCGCACGATCAAGGGCATTGTCCAGCACTACATGGCCGCGTCAGACGACCCGGAGAAGGCAAAGACGTCCCTGCCCCAAATTGCCAACCCGCCCGTCACGGACCAGACCTACGTTCCAATGCGTACGCCTGGAAACCTTGATCGAGCGGTGATCACTCGAGCAGTCCTTCCCCAACTCGAGGCTTACGAGCCCGATGTCCAGACCGTTAGGTTTGTGGAGGAGTGGACGCAAGAGATGATTCGCAGGCAACCACGCGCCCGGCACCCATTGGCTCCCGAGGAGGTCGAGCTGGTTCAGAACTCCGCGCATCAAAAGCGTCTGTTTGCTGAAGCCTGTGCGATGAGCCCGAAGGACTCGCCTGAACTCAAAATCGAGACATTCATGAAAGCCGAACCGTACCAGAAGCTCAATGATCCCCGCGTGATCTCTCCGTCGCAGACGGATGAGAAGCGCGATCTTGCTTGCTTCATGTACGCGTTCTCCGAGCACTACAAGTCCCAGCAGTGGTTCGGCTCCGCGAAAACTCCGATCGAAGTCTCAAGGATTGTGGCTTTGATTGCGATGGTCTCACGATTTGTGACGGAAGGTGATGACAGCCGCCGCGATGGTCGCTGGCGAGAACTGATCCATCGGGCGCTCGCGCTACTCGTCATTGCGTTCTTCGACGCGAAATACACCGAAGAGATTCGGAACCTGATGCAGCGCCAAACCGGCAGGGTTGGCAAAGCAGGAAGCATGACCTACGAGACCTTGTGGTCGCTACTCTCCGGATCTGCGATCACGACCGTTGGCAACACGCTCCTCTCCCTCATGGAGAGTTCATATGGGTTCCACCTCATGGGGTTTTCCGTCAAACAAGCGATCGATATGGCGATGACCAAAGGCATCTACTCAGGCGACGATTCCCTGGTCGGCGATCTTGACAGTGAGTGTTTCACTGATGCAGTTACCAAGCTTGGTCAGTCCGGCAAGACAATTCGGCGCGAACGTGGTCAGATCATGACCTTTCTCGGCCGCGTCTACGGGCCCCAGGTATGGCACGGTGACTTGTCATCCATGCGCGACATTCTTCGCGCGTTGAGGAACATTTGCGTGGCCAAGCACGGCCTCGTCCCAGCTGACGCAAAATTTGTCGAAAAGGTGAAGGCCCTGGCACTGGCCGACAGGAACACACCGGTCCTTTGTTGGATCGTCCAAGCCGTTGAGCGAATCACTGACCTTTCCAAAGTGGTTGACTCCGGCGAGGTGTGGAGCCTACAGTTCTCGCCGAGCGAGCAGTACCCGAACGAGAAAGGAGACTGGATGCAGCTTCTCGTTCCGGAGGAATGCGATTGGAACCGGTTGCGGGACCATTGCGCTAGCTCGGCGACAATTCAAGCTCTACGTGAGTTTCCGTTGGTCAAGGAACCGGTCAGCACGGATCAGGTGCTGGTGACACCGGCGGCCAGCAAGCCCGACGACGCAGCTGTGAAGGCAGCCAAGTCAAAACTTTCTTCCTCCAAGGGGAAGGAGCCCGTGAGGGCGCCCAC